GTACATAGCATCCAGATTTGTCCACCTGTGTAGACGCCTGCAATGCCACATATCTCATTATCTGGGTTAGTAAAATAAACTGACTCAGAGTTATGTACTCCGACAACCAGAGCATTTAAAGGGTCATGTCCATGACCTTCTTTAACTTCCCGATAATCATCAGGGAGCAAGTTAGAAGCTACACGTAGTGCAGCCTCTACTGTTGCTGGGTGAATGTGTTTACTCATTTAGTGCATGTTTTAATTTATCTATGGTATCTTGCATCCAAGATTCCCATGGATTACCTAAGGGTAGTTTCATACCTTTATACATACGGTTCTTTTTTAACCACTGTATGTATATGCGTACTTCTTGTTCGGTAAGGGTGATGTTATACACGTTGATAAAAATTGTTATTCAGTACTCCTTCCCATGTAAGTGTATGTAGGTTTGCAGGAGCTGGGTGTGTTGATTTAATTGTTAAACTTGCGTTTATATTTCTGTCATATATAGGAACAGTCCTTAAATTATTATCATCAAATATTCCTGTAGTGTTTGCTAATATTTGGTTAGCTGGAGTTACTTCAAATAATTCTGTATAGTCTGCTCTACCTAATCTAGTTAATGTAGTTTCGTATATACCTATTGGTCCAAAGCCAAGTTTAACTCTATGTAAAATAGTGTTAGATCTAGTATCAGCTCTGAAATTTTGACCACTTTGAATTACATAATACAATGTAGGTATGGTAATTGACATAGTATATAGATAACCTATATAAAAATCTTGTCCTGTCCAATCTCCGGGTATTTCTAAATTACTACCATTAACTGTTACTTCTGCATAGTTACCAATCTTTAATGGTGGGTTAGCAGGGTCATCTATGTCATATGCTGCTATCTGTCCTACACCATTTAAACCACTTGGTTTTGGGAATGTAGTTTTACCACCACTATAAGCACTAGCTGCTAGAGATGATACTGGCATTAAGTAATCTAAATGTACTCTGTTATCATTTAAAGCTACAGTATTGGCATCCATTCTTATACCAAATTTTAATAACTCACGAGAACTGCCATTCTGCATAACTACAAACAATGCGTCATCTTGCATACAATGATATTTAATTGTACCCGGTAAAGTCCATTTAAACCATGAAGCTAATTTTCTTTCAGTAATTTGATCGAAATACTTGTACCCATATAAGGTTGATTTGTCGTCTTCACTAAATAATATAAGTGAGTTTTCTCTAGAGTTACTTATTAATTTTAAATCACTTTCAAACAACCTAGATACAACAGCACTTTGTTCAATTACGTTTGGTTCACCTTCTCTTTGTACCTGTGCCATTTCAAAAAATCTAGAATGCTTACCAGCATTGTCTAAGAAACCGACAGTAGTACCAAGAGAGATAGGATTTGTAGAAGAGTTAAAGTTGTAAGTAGAAAGAGCATTAATCTTAGCGGTGGTTGGACTAAACACGTCACTATCTGTAGTGAGCATGAATTGTTGATTTTTACTAAATAATACTAAACCAGTGTTTACCTGTATCCCATCATATAAAATAGCTGGATACTCTGAACTAGCTGCTATATCAATAGGGTCACTAGCAATAAGTTGTATAGCTGATTTTGCAAAGAAATTAGTAAAGTCTCCGGGACGAGACATAACTATGTATTCATCAGAAAGTAAAGCAAGTCTATTTCTAAAGAACAACATTTGAGTTATAGCATGGTCAATAAAAGAAGGTTCTGGATTAGTTACATCATCACCTACTATAGCGTTGTCCCATTGTGGAACTGAATAGCTTTTACCAGCAATAGTATAGTTACCACCTTTTTGTTCTGTAAGTCTAAAATTACCGTCAGCAGTTCTAATAAGAATTACTGGCATAGTGGTGTTATTAAACTTTATAGCTCTACCCGGCTTAGCACATTCTTCCCATGTACCCTCACCATCTTTATCATTATTACCAAAAAATTTAACAAAGTGATTGTCTTGGTCAGCGTCACTATTAACTACCTCTACAACCATGCCATGCTTGCACTGAGAGGGTAAATCACCTACATCGTTAACTTTACCAGCAACTACATTTAACAGCTCTCCTACGGGCGTAGAAGCGTTAAATACGCTAGTTCTCTTTACATGTAATCCAGTACCAATCTGTGTACAAGTAAATCCATTACCTGTATTAGTATCGTTTCCAGTGATTTCTTTTCTTATATCTCCAAGAATACTCTCAGCAGTAATAGTTGTCTCTGTGTCAAACGGTGTAGGTTGTGGTCTGACAAGAGCTAAGTTAGCTTGTACAATAGACTCACTAGATTCTTCTATAGTAACTTTGTAATAGGCATCTGCCATAAATACATAGAAATAATCTCCTTCTCTCCAACCTTCACCACCATGAAGTAGGTCGTATGTTGTAGTATATCTAGCTTGGTATACAGTTGTTTGATTAGAACCAGAACCTTCTGTATATGGAACTGACTGTCCAGTTGTAGCTATACGAAAATATAAATTCTTTCTACCTTGTCGACTGCCAATATTATTAGAGTCAAATACGTTGACTTGATAACTATAGTTTGTGTCAGTAATACTACCATTAGCTTTTTCACCACCAGTAGCACCTTCATCAACTAGAGTCTTATTACTATCTACTGAAAAAATACGTGTAGCTACGTTAGGTGCAAAGGCATCTCTACCATCACCAGCTTCAGTCCCACATCTAGCATTATTACCGTCACCTCTATTTGCATGATCTCTCATGTGAAATGTACTATCACAGTAGTTGTTACTAGAGTTAACTAAAGTTACGTTAATACGTGTAGCTGTATGTACTGATTGAGTAGCATTACTATCAAATACATTTACTGCATATTGTTTTGCATAAGATAAGGATTTTAATTCAATAAATATTTCTTTTAAATAATCTCCTTCAGGTTCTAAATCAGCAGTATCTCTTAACATTTCTGTATTAACATTCCTATTAGTTATATAGGTAAAGTCATTTAAAGTTAAGGTCTGAATCATATCATCTGCTGAATGTTTCAGATATTTAGTACCTGTTGTACCATCTACATATGTGTATAAATCATTTCCTGATTGACCGGAAACTCTAGTATTAGTAACATCAACAACAGTTTTAGCAGCACCAGTAAGACAGTCCCACATTTTTACGGTACCATCTTGTTGTACTTGACCTACGTACTGCTCAGTTTCATCTCTGTAATAGTGAAACCATTTACCGGTAGATGTGGAACCAGTTAATGTTGACACAAACTTACCAGCCGGTCTCTTTAACAATCCTTGTGTAATGTCTGGAATTGCATTGTTCATATCTTTAACCTGACCGGGTATTTTTTGCTCATCAGGTTGTTGAGATATACCAGCATTCAGACTATGTATAGTTTGTGTTATGTTTGCCATTATCTAATTAATGCTTTGTAAGGTTGGTACGCTCTGTATTTACTTTCAGCCGGCCAGCCCATGAAGTTGTAATCTCCCTGTTCTGTCTCGTAGTTTAAAGCATTTGCTTTAGCTTGTTCTTCTTCTAATTGTAATAATTTAACTAAGTCAGCATTAGATACAAGTTGTGTAGCTGCTCTCATTGAAGCTCTAGCTATTATGTATCTCTGTATAGCTGGAGGTACATCTTCAAAATTATAAAGAGTTATAATATCAAAATAATAATCTTTAGTAAACACATCTGTTTGATGCACTAAGTCATATAATTTTCCATTTATCTTTGTGACATCTGTATCACGATCTATTTGACCATCACTAATATCATAAAGAATAGAGTTTTGAGGTACCACATAGTTACCTTGAGCATCAGGACTTTGTTTTACCCTGTGCTGTGTATTGAAATGCCAGCCAGAAGTCTGTACATCTCTATTAACTTGGTCTAATAAATTTTTAATAAAAGATATCTCTGGGTTCTGTAATGCAGTTCCTGATAGAGATGTTATTGGTGATTGACCAATGCTACCCAAGATGGAGTTCACTGCGGATAGTTCGGTATCGGTGCTTATTGGAATAGCCATAAAAAAAAGGGAGCCGAAGCTCCCGTATAAAATTTGCAATTAGAATGCAGATGGTGCAGTTGCGCCAACGTACA